CGTGATCCTTGTAGCTCACGAGCGTGAGGTTGTTGACCATCGCAAAGTTAAGGTAATCAAGCCAGGCTTTACCCCGAAGAACAATGACGGGTTGCAGAAGCTGATGCACGTTACCGCACACGTCACTAACGAAATCAAGGGAGCTGGTAAAAACATCAGCTACGAGCGTCTGGTACAGTCGCACCCGTCAGCGTTGGTTGACGCCAAGTCACGCATTGGTGGCTTGCCCCTAACTTCCACACCTGAGGACTTCATTGCAGTCATTAGTGACTGGCTTGGAGACAACACCAAAGGCGTGGTAGCAGAGGACAAAACCTTGGCCTCTGATGAACTGCCAGAAGAAGGCGTGCCCGTCTCTGAAGAGTACATCGAAGACGACGAGCCCGTTTACGCTGGCGAATAACTGATAACACTGAAAGGTAAGAACAATGGCATTGCTTGAAGATTATGGCATTGACACATCTGACATCGAAGCTCCGTCATACGAGCTTGAGGACGGCATCTACGAGTTTGAGGTCGGAGATGTTTACGTGAAGCAGGGAAGCCAAAACTACCCTGACCGTTCATGGGTAATCATGGAATACCTTGTGGGCGACACGGGAATCAAGAAGAGCGAACTCTTTGAACTTCCTGCTGACCCAGAGAACATCACTGACCGAGAGAGGACCAAGCTTGGCTACTACGTAGCACGGCTCATGGACCTTGGTGTCGAACGCGATGAGGTCAACAACGTTGACCGTGACGATCTCATCGGACTCCGTGGAACTCTCCAGCTTTACAGCTCTGCTGGTAAGGGCAAGAACGCTGGTAAGATGTTCCAGAACATTAAGAATGTAAAAGTTGGTAAGTCTTCTGGCGCTCCCCAGCCAGCCCAGAAGAAAGCCCGCCAGACAGCTGCTGATAACCCCTTCGCCTAGCAGCGGGCGGGCCGGTGGTCCCGAGAATTTTTATTCTCCTTTCTCGGGACCACCAATCCTTAAGGACGAATAATGGATGCGACGACAGAATTAACAGATTTTTATAACTACATCTGGGGCGAAGACCCCGTAACCGACAGCCCGACATACGTGTACATACCTGTCGAACATGAAGGCAAGTGGGTGCCGTACATGTTTGCGTGGCCTCGCCAACGCAACGGTGTCATCAAACACACATTGAAATGGTCAGCTGTCAAAGCCAACGTGTTTTACTCACCAGCACTGTACAAAGCCGCGAAGCCGATTAAAGAAAATGTGCTGGGCAGTAATGTGTTGTGGGTCGACTTCGATGGTAACGCTCCGACAGAGTGGCCAGACGAAGAACCCGACGTAGTATACATACCACCACCGACACTGATCGTGCAGTCCTCTATTGAAGGGCACGAGCACTGCTATTGGAAACTGGACAAGTTTCTGGACAACATCGAAACATTGGAAGACCGAAATAGAGCTATTGCGTATTTGATGCACGCGGACACATCAGGCTGGGACGCAGACCAAATTCTACGACCCATTCGCACCACAAATCACAAGCGCAACATGCCCGTGATTGTGAAGGAGTGGGAACGTGAAGACACGGTATAGTCTCGAAGACTTTGACCAGATACCGTCAGCCAGAAAAATTGTCAGCACTGACATAGTTCTTGGTGAGCTTCCTACACTGGACGATGTGCGGGCACTCGCACATTGGACCAACGATCTGTTGGAGAAGTTTAACCGTGGGCCAGAATACTTTGCAGGCCCGCCAAAGAAAGACCGTTCAGCAGCCATGTCGGAGCTGGCACATTTAGGCGCTGAGCTGGGCTGGGGCGACGAACAAATTGCGGTAATGCTATATGACGCTGACGACAGGTGGGGCAAGTACAAAGGGCGTTATGACCGTGACCGGCGCATGGCTGACTTCATCAACCGTGCCCGACAGAAACACGGTTACAACTCGTTAGACAATGTTGACCTGACCAAGATGATTGAGTCAGCCAACCAGACCACGCCAATCATGGGCGAGTCCAAACTGATTTATGGGTATCAAGAGTTTGTTGATGCCGAGTTCAAGATTGAATGGATACTTGACGGCCTGCTTGCGCAGGGCGGATTAGGTTTGATTACTGGGTACCCCGGCACAGGTAAGACCCAGTTTTCTATAGGCGTGGGGGCGCACCTAGCACTCTCCAAAGAGAAATTCCTGAAATGGTCCAACGTCGCAGGGTCAAAGAAGGTTCTCTTTCTGTCGCTGGAGATGGGTGCGGCCCCACTTAATCACTTCATGGGCACCATTGCCAAAGGGTACGACGACATGAACACGCTTAACCGCAACTTCCTTGTCGCACCCTTTGGCACGCCCGTGTATCTCGACACGCCCGAGGGTCAAATATTTCTTGACCAGATAATGAATGAGCACATGCCCGATGTCATCATTATTGACTCGCTGCAGAAGGTGTCGTCTAAAGAGCTGACCGATGAGCAAGCGGTAAAGACATTGATTCACTATTTGGCAACCGTACGTGCCAAGTATTCTTGCGCCATGCTGATGATTCACCACAACCGCAAGAAACCCAATGATGGGCAGAAGAAGGGCGTAGAACTGTCGGACGTGTATGGTTCAACGTACATTACGACAGATGCCGACTTTGTGGTATCGCTCAAGATTGTTGAGGGCGATCTGCTGCAAGTCGACACACTGAAGAACAGGTTAGGGCCAACCTATGACCCGTTCCAGATTGAACGTAACCCAGAAACACTTGGGTTTACTTCAGAGCTAGGCAGAGTATTTGAGCAGTTTGGGGTAAGAGATGGCGATATTGAAATCTGACAACATTGATGCGGAAAGCCGCAAAGTATTAGAGCTGCTGGCCGCTAACCCAGGAAGCGTAATAGCGCTGGACACGGAAGCCACAGGCATCAGGGTTGCATCCCACGAGGACACATGTATCGGTGCAAGCATTGCTGCTGTTGTCGGTAAAAACGCGTTCAGTCATTACTTTCCTTTCCGCCACGAGGTAGGCGACAACATCGGAACCGAAACCTTTAACTTGTTTAAACAAGTTATGGAAGAAGGCGAGCACACGTTTATTTATGTGAACGCACAGTTCGACATCTTATCGCTGGAAACTGTGGGCATTTACCTTGGTCCCGAAAACTTTTACGACGTGCCAACAATGGCCCACTTGATCGACGAGAATAAGCCCTACGCCAAAAGCCTTGACCAACTATCCCAGCACTACATCGACAAAAAGATTGGCAAAGTAAAAGACCTCAACATCGAGCGTGAAAAGAAAAGCGGATGGACAAATACTGACTGGCGTACCATCTGGAACTACGCGGTAACCGATGCGCAATTGACGTGGCGTCTGTACGAAATTCTGCGCAAACGACCTGAATGGTTGGCTTTGCCCGAAGATTTTTGGGAGCACAAACAAAAACTGATTCGTGTTTTGCTTGCAATGAAACGACAAGGCGTCTTAATTAATACTGGCTTAGCGATGGAATACGTCACCAGAGGCGAGCAAGAAATGGCTCGCATCGTAGAAGAACTCGGTATAAACCCTGCCAGCTCAAAGCAAATGAAAACGCTGCTTATTGACGATCTCGGCTTACCTGTCGTTAAAGCTAGCCAACGCACAGGAGCGCCCAGTTTTGACAAACAGGCTATGACTAAATACGACGAGATGCTGGAAAAGATGGATTCTCCTGTCGCTACCCTCATCAAAGAGTACAGAGGCTGGCAAAAAGCCGTCACAGCGGCCTACAGGCCCTATCTGAGCCTTCGTGGGCCTGACGATAGGCTCAGATGCTCATACAAGACTCACGGGACCGCTACGGGCCGTCTGAGCTGTTCTGAGCCCAACCTGCAGCAGATACCAAAATCTTCTGACAAACCTTGGAACGGCAAAGTTAAAGAGTGCTTTATCGCCAAACCAGGATTTACTCTGATCAACGCAGACTTCTCACAACTAGAGCTAAGACTAGCCACAGCCTACGCAGGAGAAGAAGAACTCAAAAAAGTATTTGAAGAAGGCCGCGACATCTTTACCGAAATGTCCAAACAACTAGGCATGTCGCGTCACGACACCAAAACACTCGTCTACTCCATGCAATATGGTGCGGGAGAACAGCGAATTATGGATGCGTTTAATGTCGACAGGAAGCAAGCCAAAGAAATTCGCGCCAACTATTTTGCTACATATCCAAACTTTCGTAGGTTTAACGAAAGATGTACAGCAAAAGTAGAACAAACAGGGACAATCAAAATATGGTCAGGCCGCGAACGACACTTTGAAAGCACCACAGAAGCCTACAAAGCAATGAACAGTGTCATCCAAGGCGGTGCCGCCGACATTGTAGAACGCATCATGGTGCGCTGCTACGACGAACTACAATCCGAAGATTGTCTCATGTTGCTTCAAGTGCATGACTCTATTACATTTGAGGTACGGGAAACCAAAGTACACCAATACATAGAGAAGATACGAACAGTAATGGAAGATGTTAACGCCGTAACAGGTGAAGTTAACTTCGATGTTCGATTTGCAGTAGATGTAGATAAATGGGTTCCCTGAAAGGACGGTAAACAAAATGGCAACATACATATTTGAGTGCGAGCACTGCGGCTACCTTGACAGTGAACTAGAAATAGCCGCTAACCATTGCGTCGACAACCAAAGCAAACTGTGGTAATCAGCGTTGATCCAGGAGACACCACCGGCATTGCATACTGGAAGGACGACGGTGAGTTCATTGAACGCGAAATGCTGGACTTCGACAGTCTCCTCGAAAGACTGGAAGCACTAGAAGGCGTCACTGCTGTCGTATGCGAAGACTACCGGCTCCGTCAGGGCAAACAAATGGTCCAGACAGGGAGCAGGTTCCCCGCCGTGCAAGTCATCGGCGCATTGAAGGCTTACGCAAAACGACACAAAGCCAAAATGGTGTTACAGGACGCCACAATCCTCACAGTCGCAGAACTGCACTCGGGAGAGAAGAAACCGAGTAACCACGCCAAGAGTCACGACGTAGACGCCTACAACCACGGCTACTATTATTTTGAAACTCAAGGACTCCTCCAACCAAAGCCATTATGGTAGGATTTAGTGCACCCTCAGTTTCCGTCCTAGCTGAGGGTGCATTTAAATTTTATTTAAATGATCTTCAATACGCTTCACTGCGTCTTTAATACTCGACCCGCCATTTGTTTTAACTTCATGCTCGACACCCATCAAACGGGCCTCTATTTTGTCCAGCCTGTCGGGAAGCTCAGCAATAATGTCGATAGTGTGCACAACCTTAGAGATAAACGGCCAAATTTTAATGAGGGCACCAACAAAAACCACAATAAGAAAAACGGTCCAAATAATTGGGCCGTAGTCCATTAGGAACTGTCCTGCTTGATCGGGTGTCATCTCATTATTCTCCTGGCAACCTTAATGCTATGCCGTACACGTTATCCGGAGAAGTCCACAAAGGACGACGAGACGTACCACGGCTTCTGGACGCATCAATAATTTCTCCATTTCCGGCATAAATGGCGATGTGACTTCCGTCCTTCCAAGCAACTATATCACCAGGTCGCAAATTATTTATAGACGTACGGACACCTGGAATATTACGTCCCTGCCATCCTGCAGAATGCTGCGAAATTCCGTAACCCAACTGATTATATACAGCCATGACAAGACCAGAACAGTCAATACCGCGAGCAGTAGTCCCTCCGAGTTGGTAAGGCGTACCTCGGTACGAACTTGCAGACTGCAAAGCAGTTCTTCGTGCTGGAGAGAGACTTCCGTCAGCATTGTAAGCTTCACCAATCTGGCCAGAAGCAAACTGACCCTCGTAATCGTATGTTTGCTGGGGCACCTGTCGTGAAAAATCTTGTGCTCTCTGCCTTGCTGTAGTCGCTCTTTGAGCTTCCGACAAAGCCTCTTGCTGCTCTACAAGCCGCACACTTTCTTCACCAACACGCTGCAGCGTATCCAAAGCACCCTGCTCTGCAACACTAATTGGCTCACCAACGACAGTAGGCATTGCCGGTAAAAAGTCGCCGGTACGAGTGTCCGGTTGACGAGTTCGGGCAGCAAATTCTTCCGCAGACTCCCTAGGGTTGCGACGCTGTTGCGCTTGAATATTGCCAACCATTGACATTATCGACTCTGCTCCCTACGCTGACGCTCAAGTTCTTCAGCACGACGCTGCTGTTCCTCAATTCTAGCCAAGCCAATATAGTCAGGTCTACTGAAGTCAGTAACACCAAATCCTGTAAGCCAGTTCAGCACAGAAATCGCGCTGTCACCAGGTCCCCTGTCGCCAGACTCAAACTTAGCCTTCTGCTGCGGGCCGTAACCTCGCGGAATATCAGCAAGCGATCCCGTAACACTGTAACCAGTAAACGCGGAAATGTAGTTGACACCAGGAATGCTTTGATCAATGTAATCACTAACATCCGTAATTGGGCTCTTAGTGCTCAACCTCGTACCCATCAAACCTTCAAGAGGCAACTTAAATATTGGGCTCAGCGAGTCAGCAAATGCCTCTCTTGGCGCATCAAACGCACTGTCGGAAGCACCAAACTGGTTCAAAATATCCCACTGCGCAACACCTGGGCGAACACCGTAGTAACGACCATCCAACATAAACTGCGGACCCTGCAGCTCTTCAACCATAAAGCTGGGGAATGGTTGGTCATTGGGGAACGGATCGTACATTGAGTTGGGGTCGACACCCGTAGCCACACCAATGTTGTAACTAATTTTGTTAGGCAAGTTGACGCGGCCTGGGTGCATAAACAAAGTTTCTGCAAGAGCGTGCACAGCACCCTTGTTCCAGTTGTAGAAGGGGAACAGACGACGGGGATACATACGCTCTAGCTCGGTCAACGTCATAATGCTGGGATGAAATTTGTTGACTCTTTCAGCAGCAAACGAGAAAGCATCCTCAAGTTCTTTAGGTTTGATTGTTTTACCAAAACTACGTGTCATAGCTTGACCGTCAAGAGACTGGTAAACATACTGCATAAAGTGATGCAAACGGTTGAGCTGGTCTTGGCCTTCCGACAGTCTGGTCCAGAACTGCTCCAAACGGCCACCACGAGAAGCTACACCAAGGCTGGCTCCCGCCAAAAACTTTTCAGTAAACGTTCCAATCTTGCTGCCAGTTTCAAAATCTCGCGACACACCAAGTTGCTTACCCAAAACCTCAGCGCTACGAGCTTTAGGAAGAATACCAAGACGCTTAACTGCCTCTTCCATCTCACCATACGTAACAGACCTGCCGGTCTTTTCTGACTTGTACAAAATGTCGTCAGCGGACTGTGCGTTGCTCTTTGTTGCACGGATCGGTTCATCATAAACATTGAGAGCCCGCAAAACATCAAATTCGTTTTCGTAAATTGAGCCGCTCTTAAAGTAGCCAGAACGGTTAAGCAGTTTCCAAGAATCCTTATGGGCACGAATAAAGTGACGTGCACCCTGCGCCATACCAGTCATTGTGATCGACCCAAAGAAGTTACGAATGTGGTGACCAAAACGAGGCTGCGTCATAGCGTACTTCATGGCGTAGGTTACCTCGTCAATTGCGTTAGCCAAAGGATCGAGGGCACCAAAACCAAGACCAGTATTCATGTTGACAAACTTGTCGACAGCAACAAAAGCATCCAAAATTTCTGGGTCTACATACACTGTTTCAGGCAAGTGCTTAGCCATCGAGTACGCACTCTCAGGCCCCAAAGCAACATAATTCTTGTAAGGCTTAGTGCTTACAAAACCAAGAGCATCCGCCTGCCGGATAAAGTCATTCATGTAACTAACTTCGCCCACAAGCTGTATCGCAGAACGATACATTTTGTCCATAAAGTACACGGGGTCCTGCACATCCCAGGTCTTCCACTGGTCCGCAAGCGCTCGCATAATATCTTCTTGCTGAATAGGCTTACCACCGGCAGCTGCTGCAGCATCCTCGGCAGCTTTAGCTAAGTCAAAGTATTCGTCAGGAGAACGAACAATACCTTCAGCGGTTGTTCGTAGCACGTCATTTCGAGCCAGCACCTCATTGACACGCTCAATACCTGTCATGTTTCGCAAAAATATGTTACCCAGTACAGCGTTTTCAGGCTGGCCGGAAACATCAAACATGCGAGCCATAAAAGCAGCAAGCTTTGTCTGAGCCTCTCCGACAAGGCCGGTGCCTTGCACACCGTTCTTTATGTTGTTGTAAGCCTGCTGCAAAATAGTCGTACTGTCGTCAACAAAACCGTTGTACTCTTTACCAAGCTGGTTAATAGGAATCAGATATTCGTCATACAAATATCCGATCTTATTTTCTTTACCGTGCAACAGCTCGGAAATCCACAACTGGTCCTCAGCACGCATACCCTTACGAGGGTTAAAGAACGTATTAAGCGGGTTAAGAGCCTTCAAAATGTTTGTTTTTATTGTTGCGTAAGCGCCATCAACAATTGCTTGCAACTTGTTATTTGCGTGAGTAGCGGCACGAGCCTGGGTAGCCTCCACCATGCGAAGAACAGCGGGGTCTTCAATCCGCTGACCAGAAGCAGCCAGTTGATCAAGAAGCCTGGCACTTTCAGCATCGACAGCTTTAACAAACTCTTCTGTCTGCTCCAAGCCCTCATTCATAGCCTTAGTTTTCGCTTTAGCATCCTGCTTTTCGACAGCAGCAGCTTTACGAGTTGCGTTAACAGTGTTTTGTTTAACGCCCTTACCAATAGCCAACGTGGTTTTGGCATTACCGATCTGAGCGCCAAGAGCAGTTACATTACCGACACTCTTAGCCACATCTTTAACAACAGCGCCAGAGTAAGCCGCAACTTTAATACCTTCAGCCAGGCGTGTCGGGTCGCTCACAATGTCATAAATAATTTTGGCCGAAGCTTCGCTAATTGCTTCGCCTTCCGCGATACCGCGCTGAGCATAAGCTTTAGCGTTAACGGCAGCGGCTTTAGCTAAGTCATCGGTAGAAGCCATAATGCCATCAGCAAGTTTTTGGGCAGCGACACGGTTGCTCCACAAAACTTGATAAGTTACGCGACCTTTTTCGCTTACTTGCTTTTGGTAACGAATGCCGGTAGCCGGAACTTCCCAAGTGTTTTTAAGACCAGCAACTTTTTTAGCATTTTTAGGCAAACCAGTTTGAGTACCGAAACGGCCAAACACTTCATCAGCAGAACTAAGCCAGTTAGGAATAGGACCGCCAGCTTTTTCCAAACCAGCCGCAGTTCCTTCTTCGACACGGGGAATGTTGCGGCGTTCGGCGGAAGTCAAAATTGAAAGTACGTCGTCCGCAGTTCCCCCGCTGGTTGCGCTAACAATTGCGTCCATAAACTTAGTTGTAGCCACACCAGTCTTGCCGTTAAAGAACAGCAAACGCATAAACCGCTCACCAAGGCTGTCGTCCAAAACTTTCATGTTCTTTTTGACGAGATCATAAGCTTGCGTCAGTTTAAGTGACTTTATTTCTGGCGACAGGCCCTCAACTAGGCGCAAATCAAAGTTAAGCGGCACACCCTTTTCTTCAAAAAACTTTTCAGCAAGCCGCATAACCGCAAGCTGGAAACGCTCCTTCTCGGCAGCTACCTTGTCGCCAACCATTCCAGGTCCGCGGAAAATGTCGAGCGCGTCTTTACCAAAAAACAGTTTGTTTGTTTCAGTACCAATACTGCCCCACAACGAATACTGGAAGTGAGTATTTGCAACGTTGGGAACAATGCCTTTACCGTAACCAAATACGTCGTCAGTACGAGCCACACCCTCGTCAGTAATGTGTGCGTACCCTCCGGTACCAGAACGGTATTTATCACTAAATTTAGGCTTAGCTGCTTTTGGCACCGCAGTCTGCAGCACATTCATCATGGCATCAACAAGTTGGTCCTCTTGCCCAGGACGCCGAATAATGGGGTAACCGACAGCTGTAAGAATTTCTATTGCATCGTTGCGGACATTCGGGTTATTACTAATCTCATCAAGCTGTTTGTTTAAACTTTCTGGCGTTGTCGTACGAGCATCAATAAAACGCTGCTCCACATCTGCCTTAGCTGCGCCGTAAAGTGCTTTATCCAAATCAAACAGCTCACGATATGCTGACATCGCACCAGACTGGCTAAACAACGACAGATCGTCAATTGCTCCGGTCTCACGAAGCAGAATATCCGTCGAGTCCAGGAACTCGTCAAGTTGATTAAGAGACATGTTGCTGATGTCGGCAAAGAATTCTTCACCGAACAATGCCAAAGCACGAGTTTTGGTGGCTTCATCCAAGTTTTTAAGGTTTTGCATCAAAATTGAGGCTCTAGAAGCCTCTGTAACGGACGAAAGTGCGCTGGTAGGTGTAATATCCCTTGCAAGCAGGTCAACCTCTCTACCGGCCTTCTGAGCCGCTACAACGCGTTTGTACAAAGGTTCGATAATTTGATCGAATATTTGACGCTTCAAGAACTGACCAGCAGGCGTGTCGGCAGCTTTATTAAATTGATTGACCGCACCACCCAAAGTCGGGGCAATACGCTGTGAAGTACCCCCACCAGAAATAGCCAAATTAACTTTTGGAAAGAGCTGCGCCAAAGGCACATTAGCAATACCAGGATTTTCAATCTGAGCATTAACAAACTTCTCAAACTGAGGACCAGACATAGCCTTGCCAGAAAACTTCTTCTTCGGAGGCTCAGTCAACGTCTTCATCAATGAAGCAATACCACCACGCAACTTAACACGCTTGCCATCCGGCATCTTTACTGTCTTATTAGTAATCTGCTTCCGCAACGCAGACAGCACATCACCAGCAGTATCTGCACCTGCCAAAGGAGACGCCAACGTTTCCTCCAACTTTTTACTTAAAGTAGCGGCAGGCAAAGTATCTACACCGTCGGCAACCTTAGCCACAGCAGTAGCAGGAGCCGCAGGCAAACCAGCGGACTCCGACACCTTCTGCAAAGCATTACTCTCAGCAGCCTGCTTGCGGGCTTGAACAACCTCATCAGCCTGCCGTGTCGGAACAGCGGGAGCCCGTTCTGTAGCCTTAACAATTTGATTAACAACAGACGGGTTATCTACCGACAGGCGCTCAATACCGTTAAGCGCTGGCAACTGAGTAGCCTCAGGTACCTTCTGCACACCACGAGCAGCATCCGCCACATCATCCGCAGCCTTAACCGCAGCAGAAGTACCACGAGTTGCAACCTTAGCTACACCAACACCAGGAATCCACGTAAGAGGGTCAGCAAAAATATCAAGCGCCAAACCAAGGCTTGCCTTACCTATAGGATCAACATTGTCCGGCACATCTACATAATCAGGATTGTTACGGTTAGCAACATCAGAAATTCTTTCAATCGTGCCCTCATACGTTTCACGATTTTCGGGGTCTTTAGTTAACAAACCACGATAAGGAGCCGACAGGTTTTTAAGATATGTGCTACCAATATCTTTCCACGCAGCACCCGTCTGACCCGTAGCAAACTGACGCTGAATACGGTCAACATCGTCCGGCAAATCTAAAGCAGCTTTAACCGTCTCAGTTCCCAAATAAACACCACGGTTAAGAACGTCGACAATTTCCGCTAACCAACCACGGTTAGCCTCGCCACCCGTAGTGGAAGACTTAACACCAGGATTTGCGCCACTAAAACGCATCCCAATAGGTGTATCGGTTTGACGGCTCTTAAGATACTCCGTAAAGGCGTCTTTAGGTTCTTCAGCCACCTTTACTCCTTACTGTGCAGTGTCGCCGTACCCTAATCTTACAGCCTCGGCCTGCAATCTAGGCCCTAATTGACCGCGCAACGCATCCAACATAGCAGCATCATAAGCGTTCTGTCGACGTTCCTGATCGCTGCCACCTACAAATACACTATCAATGTAATAGTTGTAAGCATCACTAAAAGCAGCCTGATCAGCCTGCTCCACATCAAACTGGAACTTAGCCTGAGCCTCATAATCTACAGGCTCAGCCGGAGGATTAATCATCTGCTCCAACTGCAAAATCTGCGCAGCTGTCGACAAAGGATCGAACCTGGCCCTGTCCTGGGCTTCCATCAACAAAGACTCAGCACCCTGACGCTGCAACGCACGCAAAATAGCTGCCTGCTGCTCAGTACCCTGTTGCTGTCCAACCTGAGCCATCTCAGACCCAAACTGCGCACCAGATGCACCATAACGCTCAGCAGCCGCCAAACCACCAGCACGCCCAGCTTCAATCTGCGCCAAAGCCTCAGCCTGCGACAGGGCTTGTGTCGGAAGAACCTGACCAGCAGCCTCTTCGATACCAAGACGCGCCATCTGGTCAGCGGCCTGCTGCTGCGCAGACGTATAAGCATCGGCAATGTTTTGAGCAGCAGAACCATAGCCAGCCTCAATACCGGATGTCGCACCACCATAAATATCTTGAATACGGCCAACGTTTGCAGCAGCCTGCTCACCAAGCTGGCTATACATTGCCTGAATCTGTGCGTTCAGCTGTGCTGCCTGGTCCGCCAATGCTTGCCGGTAACCACTGTAATCAACCTGCGGAGCATACTGACCGGCAAGCGCCAAAATATCTTCTAGGGTACGTCCACTACTAGCAGCTTCCTGAGCCGCGCGGTTGGCATAAACAGCATCCTGCGCTGCACGACCCTGCTGCTGGAAAGCTTCCATTTGAGCCAACCTGTCGGCAACAGAGGTTGTCGGAGTTTGATCAGCAGCCGCAGCAACTCCAGGAGCGCCGACAGAAGGTGGCAAATAAGAAGGGCTGCCATCCGTCATAGTTCCGTAAGCAGAATATCCAGGATAAGAAGCTTGGCTAGTGGCTGCCAAAGAAGCCAAAGTATCAAACGCTGATTTTACATCCTGACCAGCGTCATACCAAGACTGCAGTTGCTTAGAACGGCCCTCTTCAGGTTCACCAGGAAGACGAAAATCAGTTTGAGGCATTTGATTAGACCTAATCTGTAGCCTCGGTTTCTCCATTGCCATTAGAAACCTGCCTGACTTGCTGCCGCGATAGCTGCCCTCATCATTGCGTCACGCTGCGCAGACCCTCTCCGCTCTTCAGCAGTAGCTCTCTGCTGAGCAAGCTCCGTCTCCAAATCTTGCTTATACCTAGTACGGCCAGTTTCCATGCCCTCAAGTTGTTGGTTAAGACGGTTTTGGAATTCTGCAAAATTACGAACAAAGTCGCTAGACCTAAGAGTGCCGCGAGCAGCAAACTCGTCACGGGCAGAACGAGTACCACGAGCTGCCGCACTAAACGGGTCATAAACACCCTCAATATCAAACTCGCCTCGAACTCTTTGAGGCTCAGCACCAGCAGCCAAAGCCTGCACTCCAGGCTGTGCGACTTGCTCGCCGACAGCTCCTATAGGAACAAAACCTTCTTCTGCCCTAAATCCAAGACGGCGCAAACCAGTCAAGTAATCTTGACCATACCGTTGACCGCGAGTCTGCAAACCTGTTTCAAAGTCGCGCAGGGCACGATCAATTGCCGCAATTTGTGCGTTAAAAGAAGCGTCTCGCCAGTCAATAGAACGCGGTTTAGGGGCAGAAATTGTAGGGGCTTGAATATTTTGTGAGCCTCCACCTCTACTTCGGCTTCCTCCACCTCCGCCAGTGTCATTACTTTTAATTGTTGGTGCTTTTAGCTCGTAGCCAGGGTTTCTAACAAAAGTACCTTGTTGTATATTTCCAACACCTTTTTTAGCATAGCTTTGAGCTAAATCAGCTTGCCGAGGATTAGTAATTTTAAATCCAGCAGCTCTTCTTTTTGCAGCATCTAAATCGGCTTGTCTAGGATTTGTAATAGCCATTATTTACCACCACCCATAAGAGCCGTAAGAAACTCGACAACATCAAAACGCTTACGATCAGGACCAAAAAACGCGTCATTAATATCCATAGCAGGACGGTTATACTCCTGCATCTCCTGCGGAGTCAGCTCAGGAATATCATCCATCGTCGGACGATTGTTAGTCATACGCTTCTTTATCGACATAGAACGAGCCTGCTCAGGAGTCATCTGCTTCGGAGAAGGAATACGCCCACCCTTAGCGCGGCCACGAAGCTGTGCAGAATACTTCTTGTCGTTAGGCATCAGTACATCCCCGAAGAAGTCTTACCAGGGCTACCAGAAAGCTTACGCATCATAGCCTTCCTACGCTCCTCATCCTCGTCATACTTAGACTTTTGAGGGGCAAGACGATTACCCATACTCGATTTGTCACGATACATTATGAAAGTCTCTTTCGTATAGCCTTTTGCCTTGCTGCTGCCATATTATCAACAAGATTAGGGTAAGGGCGACCCGCAGCTTTAGCACGACTCTTAGCCTCAGACTTTTGCGCAGAAGTCAAAGACTTCCGCTCACTCTTAGGTTTAGGGTTCTTTGTTTCCCAAGGCTTGCTCACGAGAGCCTCCTCAGCAAAGCATCCCGCCGGGCGGCAGCTTTATTGTCTCTAATAGTATAGCCCGCCCTGTTCCTTACTTTACCAACAGTAGGCATAGGTCGTCCAGTTCCATAATGCTTTTTTCCAGCAGCATACGGGTTAAAACCGCCGCCTCCCTGAGGCACACGGCTAAACTCTGTACGAACACGGTTCACTACGTAATCTCCTTAGACACCGTTTGCTTCGGATTCACGTACGTCATCAATGAAAACAGTCTAACAGGAGCGTCCGCATTAGTACCTGTCGTCTCAAACGACACAGTGAAATAAATCTGTCGGAATCGAAGAGACTTAAGGAACTTAGTAAACACGCGGCGGAACGTCAACGCAGTCTCCGTTACCGATGTCGACACTGCTGCCGCACTAGACGCAGGGTTAAGCCACGTATTCAACAGCGAAGCCTGCCAAGTTTGGCTCAACAAGTTCTGCCACGTTGTCACATAAGACTGAGTAATAGGATACGCCGTACCAACGACAGTGCCCTTAAACCTAGCATCCAAACCCCACCAAAACAGACGCTTGTAAATAGAACTTGCCTGGTAATTAAAGTTCTTCGTTTGAATATTGCACGTCATCGTCTCCGACACGCCACTCACATATTCATCAGTGATCTGCAGCAGCGGGGCTGTACGAGAACCACCAGCAGGTACCGTTGCGTTGCTGTGCGTCAAAACAATAGATTTGTCTTGATCATTGCTCCACGTCGCCATTTTGCACAAAGTACCGTACGTGTCAGAAGACCACGTAGTCCAAGCACGCGTCCGCAAACTGTACACAAACATTTGATCAAAATACGTAAAGACAATACGCCGGTTAAACTCTGACACTGCATACTCGTTGTGAAAACCGGACGTAGCCGTTGAACTAAACGGTGTCTTTACGTTG